CTAGTAAAAAACTATCATATCCTCTTGAGGAATGCGATATTTCATCATATGAAAGACTCATATCAACTTTATATTCTGAAGAAGAGAGGCGAAAAATAGAGTGGTGTATCGGTGCAGTCGTATCCGGAGATTCTAAAAAGATACAGAAATTCTGTGTCCTATATGGTGCGGCTGGTACAGGTAAATCTACCATACTTAATATCATACAAATGCTATTTGATGGATATTATTCAGTGTTTGACGCTAAGGCTCTTGGCTCCAGCAGTAATGTGTTTGCACTGGAAGCTTTTAAAACAAATCCTTTGGTTGCTATTCAGCACGACGGAGATTTATCTAGAATCGAGGATAATACAAGACTTAATTCTTTAGTGTCTCACGAGATGATGACAGTTAATGAGAAATTCAAATCGACTTATACCAATCGGTTTAAGTCTTTTTTATTTATGGGTACAAACAAACCTGTAAAGATTACTGATGGTAAATCTGGACTCATTAGAAGATTGATAGATGTAAAACCAACCGGTAATAAAGTTGGTAAAGATGAGTATGATATTTTAATGAATCAAATCAAATTCGAACTTGGTGGCATAGCTAAGCACTGTCTTGATTTATATTTATCGGATGTCAAGATGTGGGATACATATATGCCAAAAGATATGATGAGCGCCACTAACGAATTCTATGACTTTGTATTGGATTCATATTTGGTTTTTAAGAAAGAAGACACTGTGAGTTTAAAACAGGCTTGGGAGATGTATAAAGTATATTGTGATGCGTCTAAGGTTCCTTTCCCTATGAGTAAGAAAAACTTTAGGGAAGAGCTCAAGAACTATTTCAGAGAGTGTGTTACAACTGAAACGGATACAGAGTATTTCATATTTAAGTCTGAGTTATTTCTAAATAATGTAAAGGAGTATAAAGTAAATGCAGACACCATATCTTGGCTATCTCTTAATAGCAAACAATCTATATTTGATGAATATTGTAAAGATGAGATTGCTCAATATGCTACAGAGGACGAAATACCACGAAGTAAGTGGGGAAATGTAAAGACTACCTTAAAGGAATTGGATACTAGAAAATTACACTATGTCAGACTCCCTGAAAACCATATTGTTATAGACTTCGATATTTTTAAGGACGGTAAGAAATCCTTAGAGGAGAACATAAAAGCCGCATCCAAGTTCCCGAAAACATATGCTGAAACTTCTAAATCAGGTAACGGTTTACATCTACATTATATTTATGATGGTGATGTTGAAAAATTAAGTCGCATATACGACGAAAATATTGAAGTAAAGGTATTCACAGGCAATAGTTCATTAAGAAGAAAATTAGTTAAATGTAATGATATTCCGATAGCAACTATAGCTTCCGGAATACCATTGAAAGAGGAGGTGAAGAAAACGGTAAGTGAAAATGTAATAAAGAGCGAAAAAGCCCTTAGAGTACTTATAAAGAGAAACTTGTTAAAGGAAATACATCCTGCAACAAAGCCAAGTATCGACTTTATATTTAAGATACTGGAAGATGCATATAATAGTGGTCTAAACTATGATGTAACCGATATGCGTAGTTGTATTCTATCGTTTGCGGCGTCAAGTACTAATAATTCTAATTATTGTATGAAATTAGTATCTAAAATGAAATTCAAATCGGAAGAACCATCAATCCCTATATCTGATAAAGATATAGAACTTGTATTTTATGACGTTGAGGTGTTCCCAAATCTATTTCTTGTCAATTTTAAATTGGCAGGAAAAGACAAAACAGTAGTTCGAATGATAAATCCGAACCCAAAAGAAATAGATGAACTTATGAGGTTTAATTTGGTAGGGTTTAATTGTAGACGATATGATAATCATATTCTTTATGGCAGACTACTTGGATATTCTAATCAACAGCTATACGAATTATCGCAGAAGATAATCAATAACTCACCAAATTGTTTCTTCGGAGAGGCATACAATATATCTTATACCGATGTTTATGACTATGCCAGTAAGAAACAGTCGCTTAAGAAATGGGAAATAGAGCTTGGGATACACCATAAGGAGCTCGGTCTTCCATGGGATAAACCTGTTCTGGAAGAAAAATGGTTAGAGGTAGCAGAGTATTGTGACAACGATGTTATAGCTACTGAAGCAGTATTCGATGCTACTAAAGCAGATTTTACGGCAAGGGAAATTCTGGCAGACTTAGCCGGTATGACCGTAAATGACACGACAAACTCTCTCACAACCAAAATTATATTTGGCGACAATAGACATCCAGAGTTGGTATATACAGATTTATCGGAGGAATTTCCGGGATACGAATTTAAGCAATTAGAGGATAATAAATTCCATAATATGTATAGAGGAACAGACCTTGGGTTTGGTGGCTATGTTTATGCTGAGCCCGGAATGTATAAAAATATAGCATTACTGGATGTCGCTTCTATGCACCCAAACAGTGCCATAAACCTAAATATATTTGGAAAGTATACGCAAAGATTCAAAGAATTACTGGATATTCGTATACATGTTAAACATAAGGAGTTTGATATTGTTAAAAACATGTTTGACGGTAGGTTAGCTAAATACATGGATGACCCTGATATGGCTAAATCTCTTGCGCAGGCTTTGAAGATTGCTATAAATTCTGTTTATGGTTTAACTTCGGCGAAATTCGAAAACCCGTTTAGGGATATTCGTAACAAGAATAACATAGTAGCTCTTAAAGGAGCATTATTTATGAGAACCTTACAAGATGAAGTTCAAAAGAGAGGGTTTACAGTAGCTCATATTAAGACAGACTCTATAAAGATACCTGACGCCACACCTGAGATTATAGACTTCGTTATGAATTTCGGTAAACAATACGGTTATACGTTCGAACACGAGGCTACTTACGAGAAGATGTGTTTGGTTAATGACGCTGTTTATATTGCTAAGTATAAGGACGGAGACTGGACAGCTACAGGAACACAATTTCAAGTACCATATGTGTTTAAGACCTTATTTTCTAAGGAGCCTATAGAGTTTGAAGACTTATGCGAGACTAAGTCAGTTACTACAGCTTTATATTTGGATATGAACGAGCAATTACCTGAGGGCGAGCACGACTATCACTTTATAGGTCGAGTTGGATTATTCTGCCCGATAAAAGATGGTTGTGGCGGTGGTTTATTGTTGAGAAAAGCAGATGATAAGTACCACGCAGCAACCGGAACAAAGGGATATAGATGGCTTGAGTCAGAGATGGTTAGACAATTGAATAAAGAGAATGATATCGATATTGGATATTATGATAGTTTAGTTACAGAAGCCATAGGTACTATTTCAGCCTATGGTTTTTATGATTGGTTCGTTGATAAACCTGATAGAAAAGGAGAATAACAAATGAAAAGAAATGATATTTTAAACATTGAGAACGCTAAGATTTTATTTAGAAATTTTTCAGGTAAAGAGAGTCAGTACAATAGAGCCGGAGATAGAAACTTCAGTGTTATATTGGACGACCCTGAAATTGTGGAACAGTTACAGAAAGACGGCTGGAACATCCATATTTTAGAGCCTAAAGAAGATGGGGACGAGCCGAGACATATTCTGAGAGTTGCTGTGTCATTTAAGAACATTCCACCAAAGGTATATTTAGTTACATCTAAGAAGAAAACTCTGCTCAATGAGGATACTATCGGAAACATTGACTTTGCTGAGATAAGGAATGTGGATTTATCTATCAGTCCTTATTACTGGACAATAGAGAATAAAAAAGAAGGCGTAAAGTCAGGTGTTAAAGCATATTTGAAGACTATGTACGTGACGATAGAAGAAGACGTATTTGCTACTAAGTATGATGAACTTGATGATGGCATAGACCCGGATGAACCATTTCTCCCGTTCCATTAAATCTTTTATATTTTAAGAAAGGTTTAATGCATATGAGAGTTACAAAAAATAGAGTTCTTGTTGATGACAATGGTAATTTGGAATTATCGAAAGAATATTGTATGAGATGTATAGGGCTAAAAAATAAACCATTTGATTCTCCTGAAGAGGTAGTTAAACTATCAAAGGATTCCTTACTGTTACATAGATATCCAGAGGAACATATGTATATGTTTTGCTTAAATACCAGACGTAAGCTCATATGCATATTTGAAGTAAGCTCAGGAGATGTAAATACTTCTTTATTTGATAAGCGAGGTATATTACAAAAAGCTTTGTTGGTTAATGCTGTATCTATAATACTTGTGCATAACCATCCAAGTGGTGACCCTACTCCAAGTAGCAATGATATTTCAATAACCAAAGATTTTAAACAGGCTTGTGAGCTTATAGGTATTGAATTAGCAGACCATATAATTATTGGTGAAAAATATTACAGTTTTAAGGAAAGAGGTATTATATGAATGCTAAGAGATGGAAGACTGACGATTCAGCAGTATTAAAGAACAATATTAAAATTGCTACAGAACTTGGGTACTCTGAAACAGTGGTTAAGAAACTCGAGGATTATAAAGGTAATGAAGAAGCACAGATAAGAGTTCTACACGATGCTAGATTAGGATTGATAAAATAAAATGGAGCTTAGGAAATACCAATTAGATGCACTCAGTAAGATGAAAACTGGGTGTATATTATGTGGAGGGGTTGGCTCAGGGAAGTCTCTGACCAGCCTCTCTTATTTTTATCTTAAAATGGGCGGTGATATTAGATTCTTAACTGGTGATGAGGAGTATATTCCGATGGATGATACTCGCATAGAGGATTTATATATTATCACCACGGCAAGGAAACGTGATACATTTGAATGGGATAAGGAGCTAATACCATTCTTACTATCCAGACACAAGGAAGAGAATTTATATTGTAACAAGGTAGTTGTAGATAGCTGGAATAACATTAAGAAGTATAAAGATGTTCGTGGTGCTTTCTTTATATTTGATGAGCAAAGGGTTGTTGGTAGCGGCACTTGGGTTAAATCATTTTTGAAGATAACCGACTGCAATGATTGGATATTATTATCCGCAACACCGGGAGATACTTGGTCTGATTATATTCCGGTTTTCGTGGCTAATGGATTTTACAGAAACAGAACCGAATTCCTTAGAGAGCACGCAGTATATTCTAGGTTTGCAAAGTTTCCTAAGATAGAAAAGTATATTTCTACAGGAAAATTGTTGAAGTATAGAAATGATATTTTAGTTGATATGGATTTTAAGAGGGAAACGAACTCTGTGCACAGAAACATAGCTGTAAGTTACGATAAATTGCTATACAGAGAAGTAAACAAATCTAGATTTGACCCATATTTAAACGAGCCAATACAGAATGCAGGCGGTTTATGCTATGTACTAAGAAAGGTTGTTAATAGTGATATTTCAAGAGGAGAATCAATACTCAGATTACTTGAGAAACATCCAAAAGCAATCATATTCTACAACTTTGATTATGAGTTGGGCAGCCTTAGAGATTTGGCATATTCTTCTGGAACTGAAATTGCCGAATGGAATGGGCATAAACACGAGCCGATACCTGTAGGGGATAAATGGGTATATTTAGTTCAGTATACAGCAGGTAACGAAGGGTGGAACTGTATTACCACTGATACGATTATATTTTATAGTCAGAACTACAGCTATAAGGTTATGGTTCAAGCGGCTGGTAGAATAGATAGAATGAATACACCATTCAAAGAGTTATATTACTACCATCTAATGTCGGGAGCTAGTATAGATTTGGCTATATCCGTAGCTCTTAAAAAGAAAAAGAAATTTAACGAACGAGATTATGTTAAATGGTAAAGAAGAAAAGGAGAATAATAATTATGAAGATTTTAGGTCACATTATTTTAACATTTTTAACAGGCGGTTTATGGTTGGTATATTTACTGATTAAGTTTTTAGTTAAGAATAGCTGAATCGATATGATTATGAAAGTATTTTTATGCGGACCAAGAAAAGGAACTAAAAATCAATGGAGTAGGAACTTCAATTTAACAGGAGTGAAGGCTAGGATAATGGGGTATGGTATTTTTAACCCAGCTTGGTTTCAGTTTGATACTGCTTGGTCTGATGAGGATATTGAGAGTATGTATATTTATGGGCTGTCATTTTGTGATGCTATATATTTGATAGATGGCTGGGAGTGTGATGAACAGGCTAAGAAAGAATATGATTACGCTGTAAAGAATGGTAAGATAATAGTCCATAGCATTGAAGAGTTGAGAAAACTACGTAAATATAAAGGAGCTTAGTCTATATTTAAAGGAGATTTTTATGAAGAATAATGAAGAAATTGTAGCGAACCTAACTGATATTGTTTCAAATAAGGAATTTATATCGGAAATGTTGGATACCATAGAGAAGTTTAAAACAAAGATGGGAGTATATTTAGCTGTTAGTGATATCACTTCATATTCCGAAATCGATAAACTTAGACGTATAATAAATACCGCTAATGATATAACGAAACTGATAGATTTTTATGTTTAAAAGGAGATTATGCTATGAAAATATATATTAGTGGACCTGTTCCGGCAAATCATGGCTTTTATAAACACCCGTATATGTTGGCAGAGGCTAGATTGAAATTATTAAACCATAATCCGTTTAATCCGTCTTGGATAAACTTTGATGATAGTTGGAGTATCGACGAACGGTTATCTGTTGGTATGGCTGCTTTGGCTTTGTGCGATGGCATATTTATGCTCGAAGGCTGGGAAGATTCTAAGAGTGCTCAAGTTGAGTACGATTATGCCGTAAAGAATGGTAAAAAGATATTTTTTGCAGGGAACGAAAATGATATGAAAAAGTTACGTAAATTAGAAGCTGTATAGAACATAAGGATAAAAGGAGATTTTTTATGAAGAGTATAGAAGAATTAAGGGCAGATTACTCAGACACATATTTGAATAGGGTACTGGCTGATGTAAATTACTTAGATGATACGTTTGCTTCTTTTATATTTTTGAAGTATGGGCGTATGGACAATAAAGATATTTCGGCTTTAAAAGATGTGAACCATAAGCTTAAGAAAGTATCAACAATGATAGATGCATATTTAACAATGGATTTGGAAAGGAATATTAAATGATAGAATTAAAAACAAGTGGTATTTCGGCAGACGATTTTGGACGTATTTGGTTTACAACAGGTATTAAAGCTCCACAATATTGGTGGGATGCTTTTGAACATAAAATATTAAGGCATATTGAGGATTATGGCAGCACTTTAGAAATGGAGTCCATTAAGGAGATCATTGAAAAACGAGAAATTTTAGCATCGGATTTCTCTTATGAGTTTCTCGGGGAAGAGGCGAGGAGCATTCTAAATGATACTGTACGAGTTTTGAATAACCAGCGTTGGCTATATTTGAAGCTTAAAAGTGCTGAATATAGGAAGAATTACTGGTATGCTTTGATGCAGAGTTTGCCATCTAGCTATAATTTGAGTGGTAAATGGAGGTATACTTTGAATGATGTTAAGGTTATATTTAAAGTATTGAAGCCAAAAATCTTGGAAAATGAGTATGAATTTAAGGAATTTACAGACTTTTTCAAATATTTAGAGAACTTAGTTAAGGATTTCTCTTTATAAATTCTTAATAATTTGTTCATATTTTGTTCATAAATAGTGAAAAATTAGTGAATTTTAGGTGTTAAGGTTATGTTAAGGTTATTGGCCTAATAATGAAAAGCGTTAAGGTTATTGTTAAGGTTATTAGGCTAATAACGGTGTTTTTGTTAAGGTTATGTTAAGGTTATTCACTCCAAATTGATATTCTCACTTTAATTTATACGCGAAAAGAAAAATTATATATATTATATAAAAAAACACTGACAATATCGTTTTGGAAGCAATAACCTTAACATAACCTTAACACTAGGAGATTTTATGAGAAAAATAACTTGGAATATGCTTCGAATGGAATTTAAGAGATATTTTCCAGAAGTATACAAAACGTGTAGTAGATTTTCCAAATATGACTATATGAAAATCGTAGGTCACCAAGCTGATGGTTTTTATGTTGTATATGATGGATTAAATCACAAACTCATTAGAAGTGGTGATGGAGATAGTAGGTTAGATGAGATGAATGACAAAGAACGAGATATGGTTAGCAATGATATTTTCTATACTCGTAGCGGAAGACCTAAAAAGCAAACTAGAAACTTAGAGGTATGTCAGCTTAGGTCTCAAGGATATTCATTACGAAAGATAGCAGAAGCTCTGGGAGTATCTCACGTACGAATTCATCAAATTCTTAAAGAGTATGAGAGCATATTAAAAACTCAGAACTACGATACTTAGCTATATTTTTATGACACGCGAAATATACATTCCCTTTTATAGAGAGAGATACAATATGTCCTTTATTATCAAAGGATTCACAATTGCATCTCTTTTTTATTTTTATAGAAAGGGGCTCATTGTGAAAGAAAACAAATTTCAATCGGACTTAATAAAATATATAAAGAAAAAGTTTGATGGCTGTATAGTTATGAAAAATGATTCAGGTCATATTCAAGGTATACCAGACATTACAGTTCTATACAAAGATAGATGGGCAGCCTTAGAGTGTAAGAAAAACAAGGGGGCTAGTAAAAGACCAAATCAATCATATTACATTGATAAGATGAATGAGATGTCTTTTGCAAGATTTATATTTCCTGAAAACAAAGAGGAGGTTCTAAATGAATTGGAACAAGCATTATCAACAGGAAGGTAAGCACGCCCTACTTGGGGCATCTAAATATTACTGGCTGAACTATGATGAAGAAAAGATTGCAAACTTTTATAAGTCATCACTTGCTGTTCAGAAAGGCACCGAGCTGCACGAGTTTGCAGCAAAGTGTATTAAACTTGGTCAGAAATTACCAAAGTCAAAAAAGACTATTAATTCTTATGTTAATGACGCCATAGGCTATAGGATGACACCGGAACAGGTGTTGTATTATTCTGATAATTGTTTTGGAACAGCGGATGCCATATCATTCAGAGATAATTTATTGAGAATACACGATTTAAAGACTGGCATTAGTCCAACACATATGGAGCAGCTTATGATTTATGCTGCTCTTTTTTGTTTGGAGTATGAAGTCAATCCTAATACAATAAATATAGAATTACGAATATATCAGAATGATGAGGTGAACATATTTGAACCAGATTCAAACGATATTATTGAAATTACCAAAAAGATAATTTCGTTTAACAGGGTTATAAACAAACTAAAATATTCGGAGGAATCATAATTATGTGCTATTTTAATTTTAATAAGCCTAGCATAGATGAGCTTATGCATTATGGAACTCCGAGACATTCTGGAAGATATCCTTGGGGTTCAGGTAAAGACCCTTATCAACACTCTAGGGATTTTTTAACAAGAGTAGAAAATTTAAAGAATTCAGGAATGTCAGAAACTCAGATAGCTAAGGAGATTGGTCTTTCAACTACAGAGCTTAGAGTTCAGAAATCTTTAGCTCTTGAAGAAAGAAGATCTGCGGATGTTGCGACAGCCAAGAGACTTAGAGAATCCGGAATGTCTTTGCAGGCAGTTGCTGAACAAATGGGTTTTAAGAATGACTCATCTGTCAGAGCTTTGCTAAATGAGGATACAAAGGCTAGGATGGATGAGACCAAAAATACATATAAATTTCTCAAAGAGCAAATTGATAAGAAAGGTATGTTAGATGTTGGTGTTGGTGTAGAAAGAGAATTGGGGATATCTAAAGAAAAGCTCAATCAAGCATTATATATGCTGGAAAGAGATGGATATCCGACATATAACGGTAGAATTGCGCAGGCAACTATGCCCGGTCAGTTTACAACTATGCGAGTTGTAGGACCTCCCGGAACAGAGCATAAGGATATTTATGATACCAGTAAAATAAATTCTTTAAAGGACTACGCAAGCACTGATGATGGTCAAACTTTTAATACTTTTAGATATCCGGAATCCATGGATTCTAAGAGACTCAAAGTTAGATACGCCGAAGAAGGCGGAATTGATAAAGATGGAGTTATAGAACTTCGTCGTGGTGTTAAAGATATATCATTAGGCGAGTCAAATTATGCACAGGTTAGAATGCTTGTTGATGGGACTCACTATCTAAAGGGTATGGCTGTATATTCTGATGATATGCCAAAAGGAGTTGATGTTGTATTTAACACCAACAAACCAAAAGGAACTCCAGTACTCGGACCAAAAGATAACACTGTTTTAAAGCCAATAAAGAATGATGAGAATCCATTTGGAGCATTAATTAAACCTAATGGTCAGAGCGATTATATTGATTCTGATGGTAAAAAGAAAATGTCTTTAATAAACAAGACCAAGGAACAGGGTGACTGGAATGAATGGTCTGATAAACTTCCGTCACAATTCTTAGCAAAACAAAATCAGGATTTGATAAAAAGACAGCTTGATTTGACTAAGAAAGATAGATATGCAGAGTTTGATGAAATTAAGAGCCTTACAAATCCGACTCTTAAGAAACATTATCTAAGTTCTTTTGCTGAAGATTGTGATGCAGCAGCTGTTCATCTGAAAGCGGCGGCTCTACCTAGGCAGAAGTATAAAGTTATATTACCGGTAAATTCCTTAAAAGATAATGAGGTGTATGCTCCTGACTATAGAAATGGGGAAAAATTAGCTCTTGTGAGGTATCCTCACGGTGGAACATTTGAAATACCTATCCTTACTGTTAATAATAAAAATAAAGAAGGCGATGCTATGATTGGTAAAATGGGAAAAGATGCCATAGGTATCACAAAGAAAGTGGCAGATAGATTATCTGGTGCGGACTTTGATGGCGATACTGCTATGTGCATACCAACCAATTCTAAAATCAAGATTAGTAGCACACCTCCACTTAAAGAACTGGAAGGGTTCGATACAAAACTCGCATATCCTTACAGAGATGGTATGAAAGTTATGAAAGACACACAAAAGCAAATGGGTGTTATTTCAAACTTGATAACTGATATGACTTTGAAAGGTGCAAGCCAAGAAGAATTAGCAAGAGCTGTTAAACATTCTATGGTTGTAATAGACGCTGAGAAGCATAAGTTAGACTATAAAAGATCTGAAGCAGATAACAATATATCCCAGCTAAAAGCAAAGTATCAAGGGCATATTGATGAAGAAACTGGAAAGTATAGAGAGGGAGCTTCTACTCTAATATCCAGAGCAAAGTCTGAAGTGAGAGTTCCTAAACGAATTGGTTCGCCAATTATAGATAAGGATACAGGAGAAGTATCATATAAATCTATTATAGAAACATATACAAATCCTAAGACAGGAAAAGAAGAGATTCGTACAACAAATTCTACGAAGATGGCAGAGACAAAAGATGCTAATAAATTATCTTCTGGTACTTGGCAAGAGAAGATGTATGCGGACTATGCTAATTCAATGAAAAGTCTTGCTAATCAGGCAAGAAAAGAATTGGTTAATACTAAAAGCTTAAAGTACTCTCCAGAGGCTAAGAAAGAATACTCAGAAGAATACAACTCATTAATGGCAAAGTTGAATGTGGCATTAAAGAATGCACCAAAAGAGCGAATGGCTCAGACAATAGCCAATGCTGGCATAAAGAGCTATAAAGACTCATATAAAGAAGAGTTCGGAGCAGATTCAAAGATACCAAAGAAAGATTTGAAGAAGAAGTCTCAACAATTGTTACAAGATGCAAGAGCACAAGTTGGAGCGTCTAAGACAAAGATACAGATAACCGAT